ATCTGCCCCTTGGTTTCCAGCTGCCCAAACTGCTTTATGCCACGGTCGATCCCACGGCCGTCAAAATCGGTCAGGATCGGGATGGTTATTGCCATTACCCAATCTCCTTCTGCACAAGGTCGCCAACCCTGACAACGATCTTCTGGACCCCGTCAAGGATTTCACCTTGATTTCGGTCGACAGTCGGCCACATTGATCGCGGCGCAATCGTGCGAATGTTTCGCCCCAGCTCGTTATTCAGCGACACAGTCTCGAACAGGATGCCCCCTGGAACGGACTGGCTAATGTAAACGACGCTGTTTTTGTTCTTGCGCGTTGAAGTCTTGACGGTCACGCCCCGGCGGACCTTTGCAGCGTTCCATGGGAAGATCTGATAACCGCGCTCAAGGTTTGGCGTCCAGTCGCGCACTGTTCCAGACATAAGCGCGTTGGGATACCCGGCCTTGATTTCGGCCACCGTCCCAGCCAGCACGCTTTTCATGTCGCGGTTGAACTGCTTTCGCAGCTCTGGATCAATCCGGCGCAGGGCCTTGATTGTGTCCTTGACGCCCACAATCTCGGTCTTGACTGTCGCCGGCATTACCTTTGGCTTTCCTTGACGACCTCAAGCACCGTATTGAGGTCTTTCATCGTGAAGGCTACATCTGGGGGCCAGAAGCCCGTTTGCACCAGCACCACGGCCAGTGCCCGGCTTACTGTCCCCCGTCCGTAGGGTTTTGATCTGTCTGCTCGCCGTCCACCTGCTCAATGTCCACCAGCTCGTCGACGAAACCATCAAAGGTGTCTGCCACCGGCATGTTCTGAGCGCGTGCAGCTGCCCACGCCATGTACGCCAGGTATTCCACCCGGGGGGCCATGTTCATGACCTGGGCGGAGACATTGAAATGCCGCTCAAACTCGATCACGACCTTCAACGATGCAATGTCAACGATGTAGGAACCCGATTTCGTCGTGAATTCGATGTTCCCATTTACTGCTTTTGTGTCAGCCATCGTTTACCCCTTTGAATTGTTTAGGTCGTGACGTCGCGCACCCAGGTGCCGCCCGAGAAGGCCACTTCCATGACCTGCAGCTCGCCCACGGTGTAGGTCACAGGGTAGTTGGCGATCATGGTGTCGCTGATCGTCCACTCAGGATTGGATGCGCTGGGCGCACCAGCGTCCTTGCGAATGATGATTGCGGTGTCGCCGGCCCCGAGCTCGGCAGCAACCGTGGCCTCAACGCTGTTCGCGCCATAGTCGCAGTAGAGCGTAATGGTGCCCTCGACGGTCTGCAGGCCACCGACCATGCGCTCGCCACCGTCGCCGAATGCGGTCGACACAAGCGGGTTCTGGCCGAGGGTCAGGGTCACAGCTGAGCACTGATCCGCCAGCTGCACGCCGCCAATGGTCAGCGACGCCGGCTGGGAAAGGTAAGTCGTTGCCGCCATGGTGGCTAGCTCCTTTGGGTTCCGACCCGAACTGTCAGGTCATAGGTGGGGACTTCCTGCCCACCGATTTGCATAACACCCGGGATTCCCCGAATGAGGCTGATGCCGCTGTTCATAATGGTGTCAGCGGTTGTAATCAGGTAATCGACCGCGTCACTGTTACCAGGCGGCGCAGCGAGCACCTTCAAACCGAACTCAATCTCGGCAATGTTGTTGTTGAAACAGGTGAACGTCGGCGGGTCCACCAAGACGGTGATCGGACGCGCATTCCGAACGTCGGTCACGACCTTGAGGCCCAATGCCGTCAGGGACGCCACCAGCGTGCCCTGAGCGTCCGCAAAGATGCCGGTGGCAGTCACGCTACCTGTGACCTATTGACGCCCAGCAAACGGTTGATTTGGCCGTTGGTTCCGAACGCCACCGGCGTACCCATCTGCTCAAACGATGCGAATGAGTCCACAGATCCGCGCTCGCGGTACAGACTGCCGGCGAACATGATGGTGCCGAGCTTGACGTCAGCTCTCTCTACGGTGCTCAGACTGTCGTAATAGCCAGCTTCCCGCCGCCGGCGGTAGGCGTAAGCGTTGGCCGCGTTGACGGCCGTGGTGATGAAAGCCGTGTCGTTGGCCGTTGCTGATGCGATACCCAGCCACGCCACAACGTCAGCGTCGGTAATCCACGTTGCCGTTGTCGTCCAGGTGAGCGTTCCGTCGACTGCCCCACGCGCAACGTCGGCGTGGGTCTTGTCAAACATCAGCTGGTTGAGAATGATCGTTTCGTAGTCAAAGAGGAAATCGCCCTCGTCGTCTACGCCCACAAACAGGTGGGTGGGCACGGCCACCACGGTGTACGTGCCGTTTAGGGTCGCTCCAAGCCCTGCCAGCGTGACTGACTGCCCAGTACCAATGTCGGTCCCCTCCATGGTCGCCACAACAAGAAAGTTGTCAGTGACCTGGCGGTGTGTGATCGCATAGGTGGCCATGGGCAGTCAGTCAGCTAAGCGGCTTACTAGACCAGCGCCATCTTGACGAACTTGGAAGAGTCGATCATCAGGGTTGCGAAGTACCCCCGGAAGGCCAGCGTCGTGCTGAGCTCGGCCGGGTTGCTTGCCTGGATCGCGCCCTTCTGCTGCTCGTAGATCTCGAAACCGGAAGCATCTCCGATTGCCATGAAGTCCGCGGGGAAGTTGCGGTCCACGACGACAGACAGCCCGAAGGCGTTACCCACTGCCTCGGTCACGCCCAGGTTGCCAAAGGCGTTCATGGGTCCGACCTGCGGGAACAGCGGGCGCTTGCTGTCGTCGCTCAGCTGCACCAGCCAACCCCAGCTCTCAGGGTTGAGGAAGATGTGAGTCGGCAGGTTGCCGTTGGCCGAGCTCAGAATCGTCCGGGCGGCGCCGGCGATCCACGCTGCCCACACGGCAGGCTTGAGAACGTCGTCGGCCTCGAAGTTCCTGGTAACGGTGATGCCGGTTGCGAGAGCGTCAGCGGCGACGTCGTCAGTCTGATTGGCGTAGATCCGGGCCATGTCGTCAAGCAGCACGGTGAGGATCGCCGGGTCAGTGAAGTCAACAGCCTGCTCGCTCAGCTGCACGAACCCGCCGTAGGTGTTCTTCGTCACCTGGTTGTCAGTCACGACCAGCGTGCCCTGAGTCAGGTTCTCGTTCTGGTTGGTCTGAATGCCCATGCTGGTGTGGGTCGTGACCTCAGGTCGGATGAACACCTTGCCGCCACCGGGCATCGCCCTAGCGCCAATGGCGTCAACGACCGGACGGTTCCCGATGAAGTTGTTGTAGACCGGGCCGAGGATCGGCGTAGGCAGGATGCCCGGGACGTCGTTAGTGACGACGTCAGGGGCAGCTGCGCGAAGCCGAGTCTGCATACGGTCGAAGTCCACGCCGCCCTTCAGAAACGCGCTCAGGTACTCGACCGCGGTCGGAAGCTCAGGCTTCTGGGCGAAAATGATGGGGTTGGTAGGGATGGTGGCCTCGGCCTCGATGGGCTCGGCCTCGATCTTGGCCTCGGACATTTCCTCATGCTCCTGCTCGGTGTTTTCGGTGTCCTGCTCCTGCTGCTCGTCACCCGGGTCGGGGACGGTTGCGGCTACCTCAGTGATAACCGCTTCCTTGAACGCCGGAACGGCGACCAAAGAGAGCTCGACCAGCGCCGCCTCAGTGACGGTCATAACCCCTTCAGGGTTGGTCGTAAACTTGATGGGGTGGGCGCCCACGCTGACTGCGTCATACGCGCCAGCCTTGAGCAGCGCCACGGCGTCACGGCTTGCCCTGGTGTCGGCAAGGGTGGCTTCAAACTCCAGCCCCTCGTTGCCGTCGACCAGGGTGTCGACCACGCCGCGCAGCTGGGTGAGATCATGGTTCTCGATCAGCTTGGCGGGCTTCTGGTCGACATCGAACGCGCCACGGGCAAACCTCACCTGCTGGCCGTCTGAAACCGTCGCCACGGTGTCCCAGGGCACGGCGATCCCCGCAATGCGGGCGGGGCGCTCGGCGTCCCCGGCCTCGGCGGTGATAAGCGTGCTATCGGCGTTGAATCGAATCATGTGTCCTGCTCCACGGTGTCTATTGGCATTTCGGCCGGCATTTCCTCGGTGTGAGTGAAGTCCTCGAGGTATTCGTCAATCGCAAAGCGAACGTGACGGCCGCGGGGAAGAACGTCGTCCATTGAAAGCCGCTCTTCAATGGCGTGAAGGATCGGCCGCGCACCGAACAGGATCAGGTCTTGGCGGGCCTGCTGCGCATTGGCGTAAGTCATTCCCGACTGGTCAATGGCCAGCAGGTAGGCAGGAATGTCCATCAGCCGCGACAATTCCTTGGTCTGGTACTCCCGGCCTTCAACCAATTGCAGCTTTGACGGGTCGACGTCGAATGACTCAAATGACACCAGCTCGTTGAGTGCGCCGATTGCATTCGTGCGCCGGTTAGCCGCCCAAGCAGCGGCCATTTCGCCCAATTCCTCGCCGCTCATGGGCTCGCCGCCCTTCTGCTGCAGGTAGCCGGCGGCAATCTCGTTAGTGGCGAAACGCTCGG